TGCCGTCTCCTGCTCCGCGAGCCATGCGCCGGCCGCGTCTTGCTCTTGGTCCCCGGCGCCCGGTAGAGGCACGCCGCCCGGCGCATCGCCGCGCTGGCGGGGGACGATCCGAACCGCCCGGCCCGTGACCTCGACGCGCTCGATCTCTTCCCCGGCGGCGCGCAGCCCGCGCGCCACCGCCTTGACTCTGGCCTCCAGGGTCATTGTGGCCTCAGTATTTCTTGCCGCCCGCCTTCACCCGGTTCTCGCGCCGGTGGTCGGCGCGACGCCGGTTGAAGCGGTTCTTGAAGACGACAAGGTTCCCGAGCGGCATGCCCTCCGCGGCGGCGGTGTCGCCGATGCGGATAAGCGCGTCGGCCAGCTCAACGGCGCGCCCCTCGAAGGCCGGCAGCTTGTCGTCCATCAGGCCCTTGCGATCCGCCTCAAGAGCTTCCGAAAGCTCGGAGTGCATGAGGGCAATCACCTCGCCGAAATTGCGCTTGATCGGCTTGCCAGTCTCCGGGTCCTGATACCACCCCGCCCTGCTCGCCGTCTCATGGGCGAGCGCCTGAAGGGCGTTCAGACCCACGATCACCTCCCATTCCTGATCGGTGGGGGGTTCCGCCATCACTTCATCCATCAGCTCCCGCGTGGAATCGCGCGGTGGCTCGCGGAGGCCGATCGCCACGAGCGCGTCGCTCAGAGCGCGCCCGACCACAGTCAGAGCCATCGGGTTAATCATGCCGCTTCCTCCGTGGCCGTCGGCGTCAGACGAATGTCGGCGAGAAGCCCCCGAACCTGACCGGAAAGCGCCTTCCAGTTGCAGACCTCGAACTCGTCGGCGAGAGCATCGACACGCGCCGCGAGAATGGCGAACCGCTCTTCACGGTCCTCGCCGAACGCCTGCCATTCCTCCGCGCACTCGGAGTAATTCGCCGCCGCCGCCTCGGCGCGTTCGACACGATCGAAAAGCTCCGCGCGCTCCAGGAGAACGCGGCGCGTGTCATCCTCGGCCCGAAAACGAAAAACGTCGGCTTTCGCCTTCAGCACGGCCATGTCGTCCAGGCGACGCTTCGCATCGGCGAGCTGGCGCTTCAGGTCCGCTTCGTTCCGCCGCTTGCTCGCCAAGGCGCGCTCGAAGAAGTTGAAGATGCGCGTCACGCTCTTGTCGTGCGACGCCTGAAGCTGCTTCGGGCTCGGCCCGAAGAGCGCCGACGGCCATAGCGCCTCAAGCACTCGCTCTGCGGCTTCCATCAGGAAAGCTCCTTCTCGATCACGGTCTCCAGGTCCTCCAGCTCCGGCGCTGACTCCAGAATCTTGCTCCACACGCGGTCGATCTGATCGAGCGCGGCCGTGCTCATGGCGTCCGAGAGGCCCATCGGCAGGATCACGGCGTCGCCGCGGCGAACGGCGGCGATCGCGTCGCGCTCGGCCGGCGTCAGCTCCGAGCCAGTGAGGACGGAAGCGGTTCGGTCGAAGCCGCCCGACGCGCGCCGCACGCCCAGCACGCGGCCGGCGTCGTAGCCCGCGACGTTCACCTGATCGCCCTGATTGCCACCCAGCACCTTGACGGTTCCGGTCCCGCCCCACGGCTCGGCGAGGAACCCGACATGGCCCTGCCAGCCGTCGCGCCGGCCTCGCCAGAAGATCACGACGTCGCCCGGCCGCGCGGCGTCCAGGTCAACGCGGTCGCCCCAATCGAGATAGGAGCGCGCAAGAAGCGAACCCGTCGGCTCAACGCCGGAGTCCGCGAGCACCGCGCCGACGAAGGCCGCGCACCAGGGCACGCCGTCGTCGCCGATCTCGCCGTGCCCGGCCTTGTCGAAGTATTCGAGCACCTTCGGGTTCGACCCTTCGGCCCACTCGAAAGTCCCGATCTCGGATCGCGCCTTTTCTACGATCCGATCGTTAAGCGTCTGCATGCCTGCCTCCCTCTATCGGCAAATCAATGTGTTTCGTCGTCCGCTCCGCCACGCACGGACGACTTGAGCAACACAGCCGGCATATTCCGCTTACCGGCTTGAGGGTCCCTTGACTCCGCGGCGGCGCACACCCCCCTTCGCCGCGGGGCGGATGAACATGATGGGTGGGGGTGATTTCGTAGGTCACTATTCGCCGTTCCGGCGAACCGTTTCACCTGTGATTTTCTGCTTGAAGCGCCCGCTTTTCGCGGTCGCAAACTGCGATCTTTTCTTCTGAAGCCCGAAGTGCTTATCGCGCAAGCGGTTTGCCTTCGACTTCTTCTCCACGTCTTGCGCCGTCTTCTCCTGATGGGGGCGCCCCTTCAGGATCGGCGCGAGGTTCGATTCCCGGTTCTCGCCGCCGTTCGCGAGCGCCACGACATGATCGACGTCCCAGGCGTCTCCAGCCCGGATCGGACGGCCCGACCAGTGACAGGTCGCCCGGTAGCGGGCGAAGACGCGCGCGCGCACGCGCTTCGGGACGGCGGAGTCTGGCGTCGTGCCGATCCACTCGGGAACCGACCGCCCGGTGTTCCAAGGGTCCGCGATCTCGCTCACGACCGCCTCGCGCGGCCGGGCTCGACCTTATGGGCGCGCAACAGCTCGACCACGCGATCCGCGCCTGGGGCCTGCATCCAGAAGGGGCAAAGCTCGGCGCCGATGTAATCGCACGCGGGCTGCGCGAACGCCCGAAACTCGCTCTCGTCCAGCTCGGCGAAGCTGATGCTCGCCGGGGTGACGACGTGGGAGCCCCCGGGAATCCCGAGGTTCCGGCACAACCAAGGCGACGCGGTGTAGATGCGCGCGTGCCCCGTCGCGATCTTGACGTTCTCCGCCACCTTCTCGGCGGTCCACGCCACGGACGATGGAGCGGGGCCGTCATTCAGCGCGTCGGCGACCGCCGAGAACAGCGCCCACACCATGCGGTGATGCTTGCCGTTGCGCGGCTGGCGCACGTCCGCGCGCAGCGCCACGCCCTGCGGAAGCCGCTCGATCTCGCCGACATGCTCTGCGCTGGCCGGAATCAAGGTCTCGCCGCGGCGGCGCACCCATGCCGTCGGCATCAGACCGCCTCCCGCATGGCTGCGATCATCGCCTCGACCTCTTCGTTAAACTCCCGCACGCGGGCTTCGAGATAGTCGATGCGCTCCTGATCTCGGCCGACGCGCTTGACGAACAACCGAAGATCGGGCGGGAGCCGCGGATCATAAGAGACGTAATCGCACCACAAGCGATCGGTGGACGACAGCTCCCATTGCATCTGAGTCACATACGCGGGGTCGATCTCGCCGCGCATCACCGTGGCGATGTGCGTGTGCGGCGCCGGGCACTTCACCTGTGCGAGCCCGTCGCCACCCACGAGCGCATCGGGGCTCGCGCCCGCGTTCGCGACGCGGGGATGCGTCACGAAGCCGATTCGCGCCACGTCCACGTCGGTCATGAGCGAATACGCTGACAGCGCTTCTTCCTCGTGGTCGTGCCCCCACTGTGCCGCGACGCTGTAGAAGTTTTCGGCGGGCATGCCGGTCAGGCGCTCGGCGATGAGCTGCGCCATGTATTTTTCGCGCGCCTGCCCCCAGGAGCCCTTGGCGCGCCCCTTCGCCACCACGTCGGCGACGCGGGACGCCGTGACCTTGCCGGCGCGCGCGAGACGCCACGCCTCGGTGTTCTGCTCGACCGATTCATAGCTCATGGGTCAGCCCTCGGGCTTCGCATCGCCGTTGCCCTGCGCTTCGCCCTTCTGCGCGGCGGCGCGCTGGCGTTTCTTCGTGTTCAGCATCCCGAACACTTCGTCCCATCGGTCCTGCGGGATGAGATCGAGCGACTCGACGCCGACATGCCTGAGAAGTCGTTCCTCGGAGGCCGCGGCCTCGGCGATGAGCTTCACGAGCTGGCGATACTGCTTTGCGGTGATCGTCGGCGCAGCGCCGGCCGCTTGCCCGCCGTCGTCGGCGCTCTCGGTCTCGGAGACCCAATTCAGCCGTGCTTTCGACGTGTATCGCTGGCCGTAGCTGATGGACGATCCAATCGCCTGGACGCGGTTCTTCGAGCCCGAATCGTCGTGCGGCAGCGTGAGCGGAGTGCGCTCTTCGTGCCCCATTTTGTGCGCGACGATGCACGTCACTTCGACCACGCCTTGCGGCTGCTGAATGTCGAAGCTCATGCGGAGCCCGTGCTTCCCGAGGATCGGCACGAGCGCCCGCTGCACGTCCTCCATCAGCGGGTAGCGGGACTGGACCTTGCCGTCGCGGTTCCTGATCTCGCCCCGCTCGCGGATCACCGGAAACTCGGCCTGCGCCGCGGCGAGGGCGGCGTCATACGCCTTTTTCGCCTCGCGCTTCTCGACGCGCTCCTGAAGGTCCAGGAGCTTGTCGAGCTTGTCCATCGGCGCGTCGCTCTGGACCATGTGCTGAATCATCGAGAGGACAGACGCGCCGCTAGACTCGGCCGGTTCGCGATGAAGATGATCGCCGGCCGCCTGCCCGCCTGCGCGGGCGCTGACGATCTCGCCGCCGTCGATGGTGTCACCGTCGCTTGACATCAGCTCAGCACTCCGCGCGCTGTAATGACCGACACATAGCGTCCGCGCGGGCGCGGATCGTGTGTCCCGAATCCATATCGCGGATCGAGGCGACCGCCGCGGACGCGGGCTCGGGTTGCGCCACGGACACGCCTTGAAGCTCCAGCCGGCGGCGCGCGGATCGCTGGACAGCGAGGGAGAGCTGGCGCTGCGCCTCCATCGCCGCAACGTCGGCCTGAGCGACCGCGCTCTCAGCGCGATCAACGGCCTTCACCGCCTCGCGCCGACTCGCCTTCGCGATTTCTAGGCGCTCGACCGCCTGCTCATAGGCGTCAAAGGCGGATTTCGTGTCGTGATTCGGTTCGGCCATCGGGTGCTCCGCTCCGTCTGATACGAAGCACCCTAGTTACTTTTATCGACCTTGGCAATGGTCGATATACGCAACCGCTCCGTGGGGTTAATTTACACGCAGCCACGGGGGGTTGAGCACGGCGACCCAAACTTGTTACGGGGTTGTCACCCCAAGGCTGGAAGAAATTTGGTTTCCGCAATGCTGACAATCGCAAGGCTAGGCGCGCGGCTGGGTCTTAGCCCCCATTGGGTTCTGACGGGCGTTCCGCCGCGAACGCTTCGAGCGCTGCACGCACGCGCAGCCAAAATTCGCGCCGAATCAGAACCTCGGCGATGTCTCCGTAGATGATAAAGTCACTACGGATTCCCGCCATGTCCGAAAGCTCTCGGATATGCTTTGCGCGGACGCCGCCCTTGCGACCCGGCGTCTCCCAGGCTTTGACCGCGCTCGTGGAAATCTGAAGCCGCTCCGCGAGCTGCGCCTGCGTCATGGTTCCCAAGGCGACCCGAACCACGCGCGCCCTCTGCCCGATCGCTGCATCCGACATATCGCCGGTCATCGCGATCTCGTGATCCTTTTTCATGCCTACACTCTCGACCCAAACGCGGGTTGCAAGGTTGGAAAAATAAACCTATGCTCAC